TCCGTAAAGATCCACCAGGGCAAGCCGCTACGGTCACAGCCCCTCACATCCAGATCGCTGGGCTGTGTAGTTCCCCCAGGATGGCTGTGGACGATCCCCAGCACGGTTCCGGCATCTTCAGCCGCTACCCAATCCTCGGGATGGATCTGGAAGTGTTCCGTGCCTTCGCTGATGTTCCTACAAGGCCGATAGGTGGAATTGTTCAGCCCATCCCATACGAGAACACCACAAGCCTCGCGTGGGGCCTCTTGCGCTATGTGGACCGTGATAGCGTCGAACAGTTCAGGCGTCATCGGAGCCTAGCCGTTCCTGGGAAGGCCCCAAACGGAAGGTCAGCAGTGGCCCCCCACTTCGTCTTGCAATCGGCCAGCCGCTTGCCGCAGGCCCCGCCCACGGAATAGATGCACACGCTGGAGTCGTTCCAGCCGCACACGTTGGCCGTGACCCGGCGCTTCGGGATCTTGGCGTTCTGAGCATCCAGAGGGGCACACAACTCAAACTCGATCATGTCTGAGGTTTCACTTACCTTCTGCTCAATGAACCAAGGCTCATCAGGCCAGCAGGCCGTGGGATCAGCATTGGCATTGACGGCAGGGCTGAAGTTAGCCGCATCAATGTATTTGGCCAGGGTACGCTTGTAGGTCACGGTTGCGCCCACAAGGTCATTCAGAGTCTTGGTGAGCCCGCCCACCACACCATCCAGAGCCGCCACCTTGAGATGTGGCCGTGGAAGGGTTCCCTTGCTGCTCCACTGGAACCCGTCAGCGATGATCGGGAATGGCGCGTAGGTCTGACCCTGCCAGATCAGGCTAGTCCCAAGGCCGTTGGTGCCAGGGTGGAAGCGATACACTGAACCACCTAGAGCCGTAGCATCTAGGACAAACATTTCCAGCACCGCACTAGGGCTGAGATTCTGGATCTCCGAAAGCGGTAAGGTCACATCGGCACCTGTTCAAAGGTTGCCGTGATGTCAGAGACTCCATAACCAGCATCAGCACAGCCCCAGGACTTGCAGACGTAGATCCGCTGCACGTTATCAGTGGGCGCGATGTGGGTGTAGTAGAAGCTCAGAACCCCGCCCTGCGTCTCCAGGAAGCTCAGGATGGCCGTGGCCTCAGCCGTGGCCCGCTTCCCGAAGGTCAGTGTGTATTTCCGAAGGTCAGCGTTCAGCCCATCCTGCGCCCGCTGCTGGTAGCCCTCACCGAACTGGGCCACACGCAGCCGAGGCTGGCGGTCCATCTTGCCGCCGAAGTCGGGTGTCCAGGTGAATGTGGCGGTCATCGTGCCCCCGGTGCGAGAATCCCGCCGCTGCGCTGGTTCTTGATCAGGACCGCGTTCACCGCTGCCTCTAACTGCTTCGCCAGGTCGGTGCCGCCAGTGGTGGCCTTGGATGCTGACTCAGCCGCGCCTGGGTTCACGTTCACCACGATGGAGGAGGAAAGCGGGGCTGACCCACTCGGGGCGGCAGATGTGGGATAGGGCACGTAGGAATCACCGCCCATCTGGCCGGACATATCAGACCCACTCGGGAGCCCCATACCCTGCACCATGAAGGCAAAGCTGTCGAACAGCGGGCCCATCACGGTTTTCTTCAGGATGTAACGCTCCATATCCGTGATCATGCTGGTGATCATGTCCCGCCAGCCGTTCTTGGTGCCATTGAAGAAGTCCGTGAGGGCGCCACTGGCGCGGTCACTGAACCCTTCGATCTGCATGGCCATACCGGCCCACAGGTCACCGTTCCGTTCCCGCAGTTTCAGGCCTTCCTGGTAGAACTTGCTCATGTCATCGTGGATCGCGCCAAAGCTCTGCTTGACCGTCTTGGGGTCCAGGCTCTGGTTGTTCACCTTGCCGGGGGTCAGTTCGAGTAGGTCCGCACCATCGGCCTTGTTCTGCATGACGCCCCGCGTGGTAGCGTCCAGGCCCAGCCGCTTCATCTCGATATTTAGCAGCTCATATTCACTCAGCGTGGCTTTGTCATATGCGGTCTGCTGTTTCTTGAAGAAGGCGTCCCGCAGGGCTTCCATCCGCGCCCACTCGGCGGCAGCTTCCTTTTGGTTGTCTAGCTGCTTACCGAGTTTGGCCAGTTTGGCATCTTCCTCTTTTAGGCCTTCGGCACCATTGTTAGCATCTGCAAGCCGCACCTGAGCTTGTTGGATGCGGACCTGGAGCACTTGGCGCTCAGCAGACAGGTTCTGGAGCGTCACATCATCAGGGCCAGCGGCGATCAAACCATTGATTTCACCGATGCGGGCGTTCCCGTTGGTGATCGTCTCCTGGGCGTGGTAAGCCGTATTTCCATAGTCAAACAAGGCACGCTGCGTGGCTTTTGGCTGAACCCGCTTCCCATTGTATTCGTCGATCTTATCAATGGCCTTCTGGATATCGTCGGTCACACCTTCCCAGGCGGCCTTCTCATTGTCTAGGCGGGTCTTCTCGGCCTTGCCCATCTCCTCGACAATGCCTTTGATGCTGCCCACAATGCCCGAAATGAGCACGAAGTGAATGCCCATTCGGAGCGCCATGGTCTCCACCCGCTTCTCTACCCGTTCTGCGATGTCACCCACCGCGCCCAGCGAGTCCTTGGCCGTGGTGCCCAGTTTCTCAGTAGCCTGCTCAGCGTCCTGCGCGGACAGGCCCAAGGCCTCCAGCGTGGACTTCGCATTGGCCACCTGGCTGGAATCGACCTTGATGACGAGGGTAGCCAGATCAGCCATTAGGACTCCCTCGTATTCATCACGTTCAGATATTCACGGTCCAGCGCCTTGATGGTCTGGACTTCCCAGGGCGCCAGATCCACGCCGCGCAGCCGGGACCAAGCTTCGATCTCAGAGAATGCCAGGGGAATATAACCGAACCCGTTAGTGCCCCGCCCGCTGCTCAGCTCGTAGAACCAGCGCAGCAGCATGGCGCCCTGATAAGGGATTTCCGCCGCATCCAGGCCCGAGGGGCGGGAGCCGGTGGACTTCTCGATCTGCTGGAGGTGCGCCCGCATGGACACGCCGTCCTTGCCGGGGCGGTCCAGCTTGAACATCTCCCCAGCAGCAGCCACCAGCGCCTCCCTCAGACCGAAAAAAAACGCGCAGAATCCGACAGGGCGCGGGACACCTGGCCCCGGAAGGTCGCATAATCCGCGTTTTCGTAGATCATGCGGACGTTCTCGGGTGTGCATTCCAGCGCCTGGCCGTCCAGCTCCACGTTGGCCCAGGACAGGGTGCGGGCCACCAGTTCGTCCATCACCTCGTCCGAGGCCTTGGCGTAGGGCAGATGGGTGCCCAGGGTATTCGACTCATATCGGCTTTCAGCCTGGGCCCGGTCCAGTGCCACAGTGGCAGGGTGTGAAGGCCCGGCCACTGTGATCACGATGTCCGTGGGCTGCTGGTCCAGCCCCTTGATGACCACCTCGATGGTCTGTTTGGGAACGAAGGCGCGAATGTCCATTTAGTTGCTCTTTTGCATCATGAGGTTGGTGCCGCTGATCGGGTCCAGCGTGGCGAAGAAGGGCAGGCTGATGACCACAGGGCCATCCTTGGGAGGCGTGATCGTGCCGCCCGTGTATTTGGCGGCAGGCACCTGGATACGCAGGAAGTCCGTGCCGTTGGCATCGTTCAGCCGGACCTCGATCATGGTCACGGTCTCATTCAGGAACTTGTTGAACAGGGCGGCATCCTGGAAGAACGCCGTGACCGTGCCAGTCACTTCAGACTGGCCCTCAAATACAGCCGGGGTGGTGTTGGAACCAACCACACCCTGCACGCCTCGGTTGTTGGTCAGCTTCAGGTCGATGCCCGTCACGTAGGCCAGCAGGCCCGCTGCGCTGATCGTGCCTTCAAACAGGGCACCGTTGAAGGCGTCCATGGGCGCATTCGTGGGAGCCGGGGTCACGCTGGAGGCGATGGTGGTTCCGCTGGGCGTAGTCAGATCCTTACCCAGGAACCCAAAGGAACCCGTGACGATGGCACCCGGCTTGATGCTCAGGTCCATGGTGTTGATGACCAACCCGCGATAGGGGAAGTATTGGTTGATGTCGGTATAGGCTTCCTCAATCGTGAAGCTGGCGATGGTCGCCGTGCCGCACTGGAGCCTCTTACCGACCATGGCCACGGTCTTGCTAGCCGCCGCGGTCTCAGTGGTGAACGCCACGGCCACACCCGTGGTGGGAGCACACAGCGTCATGTTGGTGGCAGTCAAGGCGCTGATCTTCCAGGTGCCGTTGGTCGGCCCCTGCGTGAATCCAGTGAGGGTCACGATGTCGCCCACCTTGAACCCGTCCGTGATGAACGAACCCGCGCCGCGCACTACATCGGTGGCCGTGGTGCTGAACGTGCTGGAGCCCGTAGTGACCGCCGTCCAGGTGCCGGATAGGGCCGCCTGGAAGAAGTCATCATAGGTGCCAATCGAAACCTCGAAGGGCATCGAGCCAACCACCTTCCTCATACCGTGCCGGAAGTTGGACACCTGGCGATCCGACCGGACTTCGTTGGATCGGTAGCCTTCTTTCTGAAGGTCCAGGCCGGGCCCGGCGAGGAACCGCAGCGCCTTCATGACGGGCGTGGTGGGTGTCACCCCATAGGTGACTTCCGCGATGTAGCGGAGGCCATAAAGTGCGCCTGATGCGATAGCCATAGGGCCTCCTTAGTTGTCGGCGTATGCGAAGAATTGGATGGAAACAGGGACTTGGAACCAATCGCCGTCCTCAATGGACGTATTTCTGGAAATGGAAATAACCCTTAGGACCGTGTTGCCCGTGGTGAAGGACATGCCGCGCTTGAACCCCGTGGCAATCTGATCCGCTATGGACATTCCTAGTGCATGACCGTCACGGGCTGGAGCGAATACCGTGATCTGAAAGATTCCGTCATGCCGATTCTGTGCGTTGTAACCAAGGCCAGCCGCCTGCCCACCAGCAGGAAGGATAGAAGGGGACAGCCAGAGCGTTGTGGGGTTAGGGGTGAAGTCAGTATTGTCCCAAGCGATAGGGCAACCCAGGCCCAGGCTATTTAGCTGGGTCTCCAAGAGCATCTGAATGTCCGAGAATGCGGAACTCATACCAGCCCCTTGAAGTCAGAGGCATTGAAATCCGGCATCTTCGCTACCGCATCAGCTACTACCTTGTCGAAGGTTGCATGTAATCGAGTCACAGCGATTCGGGCCATTCCGGTTGGGGCCATAAGACTGAACCCATCCATGTTGGTTCTGATCTTCGCTACCGTGTCGCCCTTGTATTTATGAGGCATCCCAGGCATGTATTTGGGAGGAACCCATCCTCCAAATTCAACCATGTTCGCGTAAACCGTATTGTTAGCCAGATACACCACATCACCGGCTTTGATCTTCAGAGAGTCGCCGTTGATGCTCTGGAGAGTCCCAAGACCTGATTTATCAAGCCTCACAGGGGATGACTCAGGAACGGAGTTAATGCCGATTTGCCATGCGCCACGAAGCAACCCAGTATTTGCAGGAGTCGCTAGAACCACATCCTGCCCGAGTTGCTGGACCACACCTTGGACCACTGAAGCCGCCTTCATGGGAACGGACTGGCAGAAACGTCCAATCGCCAGAGTGAAATCCCCACTCATTTCCGCACCACACACTGATAGAGAACTGGAGTAGCACCAGTGAAGGTAGGACGGACCAGCACCACGCGGTAATTGGTCCCATTGGCGCTGACCACATCACCGGGAAGGATTGGGGTAGCGATCCCTTTCGCTGGGATAGTGGCCTCAATATCACCAACCTGGATCAAGCCCTGCTCTCCATACTTGAAGCCGAGCCCGCGCATACCCACAGCATCCAGAAAAAGGATGATAGGCGTCACCGTAGGAGTGCGCCCAGTCTGCTGACCCGTGGCCACGTTGTAACTTCCAGCGGAGTTCTGAGTCAGAGTCCCGGATACAACAAACTCGCCAAGGTTGGCGAATAGATCCAAGACACTGGAAGCAACACTCATCCCCGCACCAACATGCCGCCGCTGTTAGGCGAGGCACGGAGGAACTGCTTCAACTGGGCCACCACAGGAGCCGGGAAAGCTCTATGGACCTTATGGCCCTGCTCAATGCTTCCCACCTTGATCGTCTCAGCCTCAACAGATCCAAGGCCCTGGCTCCAGTCAGTAGTGACCAACTGGAAAGCCATCTCAATCTGAGCATTCTTAACTGGAGTAGGAATCGAAGTGGTAGGGGGGAAGTATCCATTCTTATCCACCACCCCGAACCGGGGCCATTCCATCGTCTGGAGCAGGCTACATTTGGTCCCAATGAAATACATGGAGTCAATTAAGACGCCAGCCCATTGAAGGTTTTGCTCTTTTTGGGTGGGAGTGAGTGCGGTCCAGGCAGTAGTGAACCCACGGAAGGTCAGATAAGCGTCTGCCTCGGCTACGCTGGCGTAGCTCTGTGCAGTTGTTCCGCCTACCGTCACATCCAAGGACATGGCTACTCCAGAGGATCAGAAACGGATTCGACCTGAACAGTCTTGACCACAGGAATCCATCCCAGGCTGATGTGGTCCTCAAGAGAGCCCTGAGCAATCACAATCACTTCGCCTTCATCATTCTGAACGGCAAGCTGGTCAGGGGCGATTTCAACGGCCTCGATTTCTTCAACCTTGGCCTTCTTATAAGGTCGCGCCATGGCGAACCTCCAGAGAAACTCCGGGGAGCCGTAGCCCCCCGGCTTGGTTGAGGTTTATCCGAGCAGGATGCCCACGTGCTCGCCCTGGACCACCTTGCAGCCACCCGCGAGGTGCAGTTCCCAGGAACGCTGGCCATACTGCGCGATTTCGCAGAGCAGGAAGGTCAGGCCGGACTGATCGCTGATCTTCATCTGAGTGATGGTCGGATTCTCGGGCATGAAGGGAGGACGATAGACACCCATCACTGCGCTACGCTCGAAAGCCACGTTGGGGGTGTAGTTGTTACCGATGGTCATGGTGTCAGCATCGGCGCGGGCCACCTTCAGACCAGGGCGGCCAATGTTGAAGGTGCCAGGGGCGCTGATCAGGGCAGCGGAAGGATCGCCCACGGCAACATACTTGTTGGTATCCGAGCCCATGGCCATAATGTCACCAGCCAGAACGGTGCCGGTGCCAGTCTTGGCGGTGATCGTCTGAGCACCTAGAGCGTGGGCGCCGTTGAACACATAGGAAGCGCCGGTGCCCTTGGTGTGCTGAACGATTCCAGCCGACTCATTGATGGTGAAACCGAACTGTTCCAGGAAGTTCCCATTACGCCGTTCAGTGTCGCTACCAGCCTGATAGGCCATCTGAATGATGGACTGGTTACGCAGGGAGAGAGCAGCCGTGGTGTCAATGACCAACTGGAGGTCGGCCATGGGAGCGCCGTTGTCCTTCAGGATCTTATAGAGGTTGGTTAAGCCGCTGAGGTCAGTAGCGAAGGGGTTGGTGCCAGCGGTGCCGTAGGCGCGGGAAGCACCGGACTTGATCTGGACAGCAGCATCAGCCTCGGCAAAGTTGCGGAGAGAGCGCATGGACTGTTGAATCCACTGGCGGGCCATCTCGGTAGCATTGTCGCCACCGTTCTCAAGGCTCTGGACCTGCTCACCAGTCAGATACCAACTGGCCTTCTTGGCAAAGGTGATCTTGACTCCCACGTTGGTAGGAGTCGAGTCATCACCCTGGACCGTAACGGCAGCAGGAACGAAGTCAGTCAGCGCACGGACAGGGGCGATGGGCACATAAACGGTGTCGCCCTTAGCCACGCTCTTGTCATCGTAGCTGGTGGTGATGCCCTTGAGACAGGCGTAGGGTTCATTGGAGACAACCTGTGCAGCCGTATAGAGAACGGGTGCAAGGGCGGTAAGGACGTTACTCATGGGTTAGACCTCAGTCAGTGAAGGAGCCGCCGCCTTTAATGAAGGCGTCACGCTCGCGGATTGTGAGCTTGTTGAAATCATTTAGAGACATGGGCTTGCCTGCGGACTTGCCGCCGTTGCTCTGGCTGGAACCACTCCCCGAAGCTCCCGAAGCCTCGAAACCCCACGCCATGTCTTTCTTGAAACTAGACACGAAATCGGTAAGTTTCTGAGCCGGGTTGCCCTTCGGAACCACCTTGAATCCGTCCCCATCGGGAACGACTTCCACCAGATCCTGGATGTGGGGAAGCAGAGCCTTCGGGATACCCTTGACGGTGGGATCACTCATGGCTTCCATGAGCGCCCGTTCGCGGGTTCCATTCAGGATCTTGGATTCTAGGAGTGCTGCCTTTTCTTCAGCGGCTTTCAGTGCGGCCTTGTCGGCTGCGCTGACTTTCTCGTAATTGCCAGCCGCTAGATCCCTGGCGGTTTCCGCATCTCGAATAGCCTTTGCTTCCGCTGCTTCACGTTCCTTCAACGTCTTCGTGACGTTTTCCAGGTCCGACTTGAGCTTGGCGATGGTATTGGTTGCGGGAGCATCGTCAACCTGAAGGGTGAAACGGCCATCTTCGCTTTTGGCGTATAGCGGTTTCAGGGCATCATCCAGCCCTTCCAGAGAGTCGATCTTGTGTTTCAGCGCCATTGGGAATCTCCAAGGTCCGCATTTCGCGGTGGCAAGCGTTTCACCTGCCTGCCCTCAGAGTTGGGCGGTATGGGGCTATCAGGAGTAGCCTTTAGAGCGCCTTTAGCTGGTCCAGAGTCAGCACATTGCCACGCTGGTCAGTCAGATCCCGAATGCTTAACTTGCCCGAGTTCCAAAGTCGGAAGCGTCCAGGGCCAAGAATGGATTCCTGCTCAGACTTGCTCAGACTCCCAAGCCAGGATTCCCATGTGGTGTCCCCGGATACTGTGCCGTTGGCTGTATCTGTGGACGTTGGGCGCTGACCCACGGGCATCTTGATCCCCAGTTCATCCCACATCTTAGGGATCGGGACTGTGCAGCATCGGCAGTTCCAATGTGCAGGGGGCACCTCATGGGTGTCATTGATCGGCCATGTCTGACCATCCAGCACACCACACACCAGACAGGTTTTGGGATCGAGCGTAGCAACCCACTGGAGTTCATCCAGGCTATTGGCGTTCTCTTTCCAGAGAGCAAGCTGGGCCGCATTGTTCACGGCCATGGCGCTAGTCCTGACCAGGGCCTCAGCGTTCCGGGTTCCGACCATCATCAGATCCTTGGTGCGGGCCACCATGCTCTGGAGGTTTTCACCCTGGAGCATGGCTTGGCGCATCTGGTCTGTGAATCCCTGGGTCAGACTCTCGCCCTGCCTTGCCCACCATTCAGCCGATGGAGCGCCCACGGTTAGGGTGTCATCGACTAGGGCTTTCAGCAGTCCGGGACTCCACTTGATCCCCTGGAGCAGTTCAACGCCCACGGCATCATTCATGGAGGCCAGCAGGTTAGCTGTGGAAGCCTCGATTCCAGCGGCTAGGCCATCCGAGGCATGAGCTGCAATCTGCGTATATGAGTCATCCACGATGCTTTGGGCTTCGTCCAGCAGCTTCCGTAGCCGTGCCCGTTGCCAGTCCGTTCTAGGCGTGTCGATGCCAGAGCCCGACAATTCCTCAACCAGATCCTTTCCAAGTTGACGGATCATCGCGTCAATATCCTGACGGATGCCTGCCTCATAGCGCATCCACTGGACCGAATTTTTGAGAATGCTGGAGTGGAACTGATCAGCTAGGCTCATCTGGCTTCACTGGTATTTTCTTGGTCAATTGCTTGACCATCATTGGGTCAGGTGCCTGCATATCCAGCCTGTCTAGTTCATCCTGCACATCGAACCCGGCAGGCAAAACCTCGGCTTGGTTCATGATGTTCAGATAGGTTTCTTTGGTCAGAAGGCCCGCGATCACAGCGTTTCTAATCTCAGTTAAGAAAGTGGCATCGGGCTTGGAAACGTCCACATCAGTATTAACTGAAAGCTCGCCTAGTTCCTTGTTGATCCACTTCCCGGCCATACCCCATGCCTGATTCAGACCAGACTGAAGCCCAACAGCCCAGGCCATGATTCGGCTCATCGCCTGCGTAGACTCAACCCCAGCCTCCATCGCGGTTTTGACTGTGCCGGTATCCAGCATCTTCCCAGCCATACGCTGCATCTGAGCTTCCAAGTCCTGGAGGTCAGTTCTGCCTGCCTCGATAGCCTTCCCAGTGTGTTCCACCCACTTAGCATCGCCCCCCACAGGCATCGCTAGAATGTTCTGAGGTCCAATCACAAGATCGCCAGCATCCACGCCGATAGTGGCAAGCAACGGCACACGGGCCACATGAAGGATGTTCCGCTGGTCACTGGAACTCTGCCAATGCTCCACATTCTTCCAAGCCAGATCACGCAGCGGAGGCACACCCTCCATGAAGGCAGTTCTGCCGGTGTAGATAGGGATCACTGGGACTTCCTGAAGGCTCACAATGCCCGATTCCTCAGGTTCTAGTTCCCAGTCAGCATCCAGAGCTTCCTTTTCATAGACTGTAACCATTCCAGGCTCAAGCACCCGAACCTTCTGGACGGTCTTTTCAAGGAAGGGGCCATCTGGTTCCGTGCAAGTCTCCATATAGCGGAACTGGGTCAGCATTGGTTTCCCATTAACCATCTGGTAACGCCAGCCCAATACCTGCTCAGCCTTCACATGGATCAGGTAGGGCCTCGCCCCCATGGCCTGCTCAGTGGCAAGAGTCCCGCCCACTGGCACCCTGGGATAATCGGCCACGATATAGGTCACGCCCATAAAGGCGTCACGTAGAACGTCCTGTGCGAACTGGGTAATGTCCCGGCCCGAAAGATCCACGTTTTCCAGCCATTCCTCCGCATCAGGGGGAACGTCCTGGCCCAGTTCTACCGGCTTACGAAAGATCAACCCGCAAGCAAGGTCCACGGCATCACGATAGGCGGGCAGCAAGACAGAACCATCGCGCCTAGACTTCCACGCCTCAGAGGACTCGGCTGGATGCTGAGGGAGATAGGCTTTGCCAGCGTCCCGCATGGCGTCTGTGCCATCCATAAGTGCAGCCGGTAGTTGACGCTTAGATTCCAGGTGCTTTTGGGTGTCCGTCTGTTGGCCTACGGGATTCATTTAGTCCCCTTCAGGGCAGCTAAAACCTCATCCAGACGGTCATGGACTCTCCCCAATGCGTTCTCGTAGCTGATCTTGGGCACATAATCACGCACGATTTGAATTTCCACCTGCTGGACCCGCTTATCCAGCGCCCTGGTCTCATTCAATAGTTGTTCTCTCAGATCGCCTAGTTCTGTCTGAATCTCTAGGAACTTGGAATCAATACGAGAGGCATCTTTGGTGAAAAAGTATTTCAACAGCCCGAATAAGCCACCAAGAAACAGGGCACAGAGGCCACCGAATGCCCCGATCATCTGATTGATATTCACCTGAAGTCCTGTTTCCATTACTTGCCCCTCCGTTGGCTGCGGAGTTCCGCAAGGATTTCCTGATCATTTTTGATCAGGATGGAATCGTTAGCGTCAAAGTGCCTGACAACCTGCTCAACATCGTTATGCAGGGTGACGTAGGCAGTTCTCCACTGGTCACGCTCTTTGATTGCGCTTAGATAAGCCTCATCCATCCGGTGTGAGTGCATAGTCATCCCAACACCGGCACCAAGCAGGAACGTCAACAGAAGAAGGACCAATGTCACAGCCAATTCAACCTCTGGACTCCACCAACGCCTAGGCTGAGGCGTGACCTTCCGGCCATCCACAGGGCAACGGTGCGAACCAGATTCGCTCATGTCAGCAGGAACAGCCGGTTTTTGATCCACAGGTCTTGCAGGCAGATCCCTTGGTGGTCTTGCGAATGGCCTTGAACATGGTTCCCCCTACTGGTTATGGACGCCGTTGAGTCGTTCGTATGTGCGAAGGGCACCCATGCCCAGCATCCCCATGAGAAGGGGAAGCATCTGAGTCAGATCGGCTGGCTTTACGTCCACTGGATGGCCCGCAGCCCTGGCAACGAATAGAACCACGGGAAGTCCAACCCAGTTCCAGGCGCAGGCAGACCCGCACACCCAGCCAACGAATGGGCGCCAGCCGCTGACGAACAGGCGAGGACTTTGCGCCTCAGCCTTATCAATGTCCATCTGCCCAGTGTTCATGGCGATTTGACCTTGAAGCAGGGCCAGGGCCTGAGCCATCTGGTCCTTCTCCTGTTGCGTCTTATCAGGCCAAATCTTACCGATGATACCTGATGCCAGGTCTGCAACTGAACCGATGCCTGTCAGGTCCATGCTCATGCCACCACCCGAATGAAGTCAGGGGCCAGATCGTGAACCTTCTGCCGCATGACATGAGGAACGACGATGCAGCCCTTGGATTCCTGCATGTAATGGGTGGACGAAGGCCCGTGGATGTAGAACGCATCCCTACCAAACGTCTCACCCTCGATCTGCACTAGATGGGCAACCATGGGACCAAGGGGGGGATGATTGTCCTCCCAAGGCCGAACCTCATAGACGCCCTGTGGCAGCGGTCCAACCTCATGAATCTCCTGCATGGCTGGATTGTTCAGCCCGTCACCATGACCAGCCCAAGCATGGGCCACGACTTCCCCGGCTTCATCTGTGATGAGGCCGGTTGACTGTTGGAAGGTGAGAGTAAGGGACACAGGGCACCAAGGGCAGGGGGCTCTTGGTGAAATGGGCAGAAGCCCTTGGCTGCGTTTTACGTGTCCCCCTGCGACTCTCAGGGTTGGTCCAGGTCAGGCTATCAGGAGTAGCCTTTACGCCACGTTACGCCTGCGCCTGATCATCTCTGACTTGTAATCATTCTTGGCCTGGGCCAAACAGATGCCCATTCGCTCGGATACCACAATCGAAGTGACGCCCTGGTCACGCAGTTTGTAAACCCTGGCCCGCCTCAACGCCACGCCGATATAGACATCCCTTAGCCCAATCCGTGCCATGTCCTCAAGGATCATAGAAACGATGTCCTCAGCCTCATGCCGTGCAGATTCAACAGGTCTGCCACAGCGAACTAGGGCATTGATCTGGTGAATCACCATTATGTCGATGGCATCGCGTTCCGTGATCATAGGCGAAGCTCCGATGCAGTTGCCTTGCGGGAGATGATGGGGAATTCCGAATGGATCAGGTATCCAAGTGCATCGGGCATGTGATCGAGGCCCAAGGACTTATCCGGGGCCGATGTTCCTTCCTTCCAGGTCAGACCTTCCAGGCATCGAATGAGTGTCTTTGCCTTGGGACTGACAAAGCATCGAAGATCCCCGGCTGCGTTCCTGAATAGGGCATTCGTTTCATTGATTCGATCCACCACAAGAGGCGCGGCATGGGGTGCAATGACCTTGAACCCTGCTGACTTGAGCAGGCTGAAGTCCGTCTGCCCCACAGGTGCGGAGGTCTTCCGAGCGTTGCCCGATGGATCTGGATAGACCTGGACTGGCCTAGTCGGATACCTGCGCCGTATCTCAGCCGCCATCAATTCAGTGTTTCCGTTGGGAATCTCAACTTCCCCAAAGATATGAAGCTGACCACCTGGGGCAGTTGCCAGCACAGCCGACATGGGGTTTACGTTGAAGTCCAACCCGACCATGAGAACCATGCCTGGGTTATCAGCGACTTCCTTAACGTGGACGGAGCGTTCAAAGTTCTGATATACCCTGCCCACCAGCGTCTCAAAACTGGCCTGAAACTCTTGCCGGAAGGTTCGGTCATCTAGTTCAGCCCGTGCCGCTTCAATCTCAGCCAGGGGGACATTGCCACCGTCTGCCGTAGTGAACTGCCAAGCCTGCCAGTCCTCACGGTCATGGGCAGCGGTCCAGAGCGTGTGGAAGTGGTTGAAGCCTTTTGGAGTCCCAATAAACAGGGCTTCCCCCTGCTGATCAGCAAGGGCAGGCCGTAGAACCTCAGTCCAGGCATCGGCATCCATATCCGCGTATTCATCCAGCACAGCAGCGGAAAGGCTGGCCCCGCGCAGGGAATCGGGGTTATCGGCCCCACGCAGGCTTATTTCCGAGCCATTTACCAGCCGGACGGTTAGGTCAGTCTCATTCCATGACACAGCCCATGACATGGGCACAATGCGCTTCAGCATCTTCCAGGCAATCTGCTTTGCCTGTCGATAGGTGGGCGCGATATACCAGCAAGTCTGATCCTTGGCCGTGGCGTGGTTCAGGAGGAACAGGATGGCCAGGAAGGTTTTCCCGAACCTACGGCCAGCGCAGACCACCCGGAATCGGGCAGGATGTTCCAGCACCTCAAGCTGGGGAAGGCTTGGCGTTATCTCAGCCAACCTTGGGCCTCCTGATGATGAAGGGTTCCAAGTCCCGGCCATCCCCGCCCTTGTTGGCATCCTTATTGGCATTCATCAAGGCCAGCCCGATTGATGCGCCCTTCTGTGCGACCTCGGCAAGTGCTGCCAGTGGTCTGAGGTCTTCGGTGTCGTGATCCTCGGGAAGTTCCATGGACTTACGCTCAAACATGCTCATGAGCCGTGAGGCACCATTGAGTCCCGATTGCCCCGCATTGGCTGCGGAGTTATTCATGGACTTGACCCGATCTGCCAGGGTAATTGCAGACACCCTGTCAGAAATTGGAAGGGCCTCAATGGCGCAGTCTGTTTCAACAATCCTATTTGCAACGCTTTTGATATTTTCTAGCCTGTCTGAATACCTGGCGGTAATGGCAGATCGAGCGACCTTGAACTCTCTAGACAGCGAGGAAACGCTTTCAGACAGGGCAAGCCTCCGGCCTATCTCGCTCCATTGCCGTTCTGTGAGTTTTGAAGGTCTGCCAGCCATTACGATGCCATCCTTTCCTCAAGCCGGTTCACCTTGGAGTGAATGAACCCGTCCACCTTCTGAGCCCCGAACATGATTCGGAGTTGGTGGACCATGATCCAAACGTCTGCCACTTCGGAGCAGATCCGGGATATATCGCCCCTATCGCCCAGGTGGTGCATGAGTTCTACCTGAAGCTCAGCCAGTTCCTCAACTGCTTTGTGGATCTGAGCATCGTGGCCGTAATGGCGCAGGGCTTTGGAGTAGGTGTCCTGGTTCATGCTTCCTTCTTTTTCTTGGTCCTGCCTGCCGCCTTGGGAATGTTCGGAGTTCCTTCGTTGGCGATACGGACCAAATCCTCGTAACGGATGAAGGCACGGCGGGGGCCGATACTGACGGGCTTTAGGAAACCCTTGGCGATCCACAAGGCGAAGGTGCTTTCAGGAACACCTCCCAGCATCTCTCTGGATTCTTCGTAGCTATAAAGGAGCTTATGAGTGTCCTGATTCACCAGTTCTCCCGAGTCACAGGGCCGCGCTTTTCGACGGTGTAGCCCTTGGGAACCTTGCCGTAGTCTCGGAACTGGTTGAATACACGGAGGGCATCCTTGGCATCCACGCCAGGAGCCCAGTCCCGAACCTTGCCCTTGCGATCCTTCAGGACGAACCAGAACCAGTCCTTGCAGATCAGGGCCGGGTTCAACGCTTTCATCCGCTTGTATGCCACGTTGTAGCTCACGCTACCTCCAGAAGTTCAATGCCGAGTTCGGTTGCCGCGAATGCTTCAACCTGTTCCATGTAGGTTTGGAACTCCTCGACGGTTAGTTTTGCCGTGGACATGCCGACCACCTGACCATTCGGGAGGTCGATACATCCGATGAATTGCCGCTTTAGGTATTCGTGCCATGCGTCTTGGGTGAATTGCTTACCGTGAATCCAGCCGGTGTCCTGAATGGTCCGCATGATGGCCCAGTAGCGTTTGTTCTGCTGGAGGCTACGCGAGGTCTTTTCAGGGCCTATCGTGATCTGGAGTGGCTTCCCAGCCTCGGCGCTGGCCTTCCAGTTGGACTTCAGGAAGGCCCACAGGGCTTGTGCGTTGCGATCTTCTCTCAGTATGAAGGTCTTCACGATGCCAACTCCAAAAGCCCCTGAACGTGGGCCAAGAGTTCAGCCTCCGTGCCGTATTTGGCCTCAAAGGTCCGTTTGCCGTTGTGAACTGCTTCCCCGAATGGCCCTGTCTGATGGTGGTAGGGGCACAGTCCGATGGTGTGGAAGTGGGAGGCCCGCTGGCTCATGCCCCCGGTGTTCAGGTGGTGGACGAG